GGCTGCGTTTTTCGTAAACTGGCGCTTGAAGAATTTCTTTAGCCAGGGTCAAGAGTTCAAGACGAATCTCGTAAGGTGTTTTGCTCATATTTTTCTCCTATGTGTGTATGTGTGTTTAACACGAGCTGTAGCTGTTGCTACACGAATATTTATTAGCAGAAATTAAACTCAACAAAAAAGCGCCTTGCGGCGCTTTAATGTTTCCCATCCCGAGTGGAAAATTACTGGAACGATAGGTTAGAAACAGCAATCTCACCTAGGTAGTCGGCAGCATTACCAAAAGATGATGCTGTGTTTGTTAACTCGATATAACCATAACGAGTCATGAAACCAACTACTGGCTCAAATGTGCTTGGATCTAGAACAACACCAGAACTCATTAGAGGAATATATGGGCAGTAGAACGCGGCTGCATCAGCCTCGCTTGAACCCTTATAACCAACTAGAACAGCCTGGCTATCGCTAGCATAGCTGTCAACATAGATACGCATTGCGCCGTTTAGTGTACCAACAAACTTGGTGTTGGTAGGAGCTTCAAAGGTACCTTCAGTTGTACGAGCAAATGCTGAAGTGGTTGCGCTTTGTAGTACAGTTAGAGCTGCTGGACTTACAACTGCCCAGTTACCAGCGCCACGACGTGTACGTGAAGCGATTAGGTTTGCAGTACGGTTGATTAGAACTGCTAGTGCAGCATGTTCATCACCAACGAATGTAGCTGTACCAGAAACAGCAGCTTGGTCAAAAGTAAACTCAGTTGCTGCTAGGCTACGCAATGAGCCTAGAATTTCTTGGTCGATCTCAACAGTGATCTCTTGAGCAAGAGCTGCCATGATTTCTGCTTCGATGTCCAAACCGTGCATGGCTTGTGCATCTTGTGCAGCTTCAAATGTCCAGCGAGCACTTAACTTACGTGTCTTCGCTTCAACAACTTGTTTCAAGATTTGAACGTTGATTCTATTACCAGTTACACCTTCAAGTGTGCTTGTGCTTGCAGCGCGACCAGTAGTAGCAGTGCCACCATTGGTTAGACCAGAATAAGCAACAGCAATCTTGAATGGGCTTAGTGCCTCGTCGCCAGCAGTAGTACCAGTAGCGTAGATACTTGCGCTATCTGTGGTAGTGTCAGCATAACGAACACGTAAAGTGTGGATCTGTGCAACAGGTCCAGTCATTGGTTGAACACCAACGATTTCGTTAGCAATAACTGTCGGCATTACACGACGAATTACTGGTAGAATTACACGGTTAAGTGTAGCTACGTTTGAAGCAGCAGTGGCACCTGCAGTTGCAGTTTCCATCAAATGCTTGCGGGTATTTTCAAGAATAACACCCATTGTGGTTCTTTTCGAACCGTTTAAGCCTTCTAGCAGAGCGTCTTTTGTTTCGCCCCAACGGCTTTCTAATAGTGCTTGTGACATAATTTTCCTTTTCTCCTATTTAGGGTTCACTTTAGCCCTGCTAACCGCTTGATTTCAAAAACGTTATTGGCGTTTTCTTCAACAGCGAGTGAATTAGCAGATTTATCACCAGTTATTTCTACACGACTTTCGGCTAGCATAGTTTTAGGCTGTGCAGCAGATTTAGCAGTATTGTTTAGAACAGCTGGTAGATACTTATCGTATGCACTCTGCAATTTTACAGTTTGCACACTTTCAAGAAGTTCGCTCATTACTGTGGCTTTCTCCTTGTTTAAAGGTTTCAACAGACTAGCAAGAATTTCTTTGCGGTCTACTGATTCTTTAATAACTCTTATTTCTTTCTCTTTTGATTCAACAATCATTGCAGCATGTTCAAATTGCCCTTTAGCTTCCGCTAGAGCTTGTTCTTTAGCAGCAACAACAGCTTGTAGCTTGCGAATCTCTTTGTTCTCATTTAAATGAGTTACAGCAAATTCACTTGCAAAAGCTTCAAAGATTTGACGACCAAACATGTTCTCACGAGCAAGTTGGATATCTTCTTTGAGTTGAGTCATTTCTGACTCTAGTTTTCTGGTAATTGATTCTTTAACTAGTTCTGCAGAACGAGCAATGAAATTCTGTTGTAGTTCAGCAAGTTTATCTTTAGCACCAGCGATTAGACGAACTTTTGTCTCAACCACTGCCTGCTTGTCTTGCTCAAACTCTTGAATTTCTTCTGCTAGTGATTTGATCACAAATGATTCTAGCTTACTAACACTATTCTCATATTGCTTGCGATCTTCACGTAGTTCTTTAATTTCTTCAGCCAATTTTCCAACTAAGAAATTATTAAACTTTTCGCTGCTTTCCATCATGTGATTTTTAAATTTCACACGATCTTCTGCTAAAGCTTGTTTCTCTGCTGCGAACTCTTCGAGCTCGGTTTGTAGAGATTCAGTTACCATTTTGTCTAGAGCTTCAACCATAACTTGTTTGTCATGCTGATAGCGAGTAGCAAATTCTTCACGAAGTTCTGCACGAACTGCCTCGCGAGCTTCAACTAGTTTGGTTTCCCAAGCTTCGTTGATAGCTTGCTGCGTATCTTCGTTTATGATGCCGCTGTCTACCAATGGTTTGATAGCATCTAATAACATCAGGTTTCTCCTATTTTAACTTAAGGTCATTGATAAGGCGTGTAATGCCTTCTTTCAGGTACTTCTGTACTTTTTGATCTTGTGTGGCATCACGAGCCACATCTAACACTCGGTGTCCATGACGCATATTCATCAAGCCCTCATAGATTGCTTTAGGATATGCATGCGGAGCCGAAGGCTGTGCTACAATGTCAACGGTAATAATATCAAAACCGCTAACATGTCCTGTACTTTCATTTACTTCACCGCTTCCGCGACTGCTAACACCCAACTTCACACCACTAGTAATCATAGCTTCCACTAGCTTACCCATTGGTGTTGGTAGAATTTTTAGCTTGCCGTGTCCGCAAGGACCGTCCATCCACATGCCTTCAATCATATGACTAACACGATCTAAATTAATCTTTAGGTCATCGGGATGATCAACTTCTCCTAGGACGCTGTGTCCTTCTTTGATTTGCTCGTTGATCTGTGTTACAGCTTTTGTTATTTCAGAAATAGGATAAACACGTTGGTTGGCGTTTTTAACACCACCCTCAATGAATATCCCTTTCATGTAAAGATTCTTACCCTGACCAGTTGTGGAGTCCTCGGTAAGGACTTCCATCTGAGCACGGTCAAAAGTAAGATTCTCTTTTAGGTACAAAGCCATATTATTGCCCTAACTTAGTTGCCACCTGGTTCGATGCTTTTCTTCTGAACCGGAACTGATCCGTCAGTAGTTTGGCCTTCACCAGATTTAGCTTTAGCTTTGTTGCCATACCAGTTTTGTGCGCCTTTGTTGCCGCCTGGTTTGTTAACATTGCGTTTAGCTACGTCAATTTCTTGTGCGCCTTTAAGGAAACCACCTGCTTTACCGCTTGGACGTTGGCCGTCTGGTGCGCTTTCGTTGCCACCTTTGGCAATATTGGCTGCACTACCGCCCATGTCGTTCTTTCCTGCTAGTGGGTTCTTGGTATTACCAGCTGCTTTATCGCCGCCTGTACCAGTACCAACTGGAGTGAACTCAGTGTTGCTAGGTGCGCTGATTTTTTCTACGTATTCACGCATTAAATCAACTGCTGTTTTTTGCATAGGACGACGCGATTCTGTCATTTCTTCTTCTTCGTCTTCTTCGTCGTCGTCGGCTTCCATCATTTTGAAGTCAACGTCGTCTTCACCTTCTTCGTCATCCATACTTCCCATGTCGCCCATGTCATCCATGTCGCCCATGTCATCCATACCTTCTTCGCCTTCATCGCCGCCCATTAGTGCTTCAAATTCAGCTTTTAGTGATTCTAATTCTGACTCAAGATCCATAACTTTTTGCTCTAGATCTTCTTCGCCGCCCATGTCATCGCCCATGTCGTTGCCCATGTCATCCATGTCGCCCATGTCTAATTCGCCGTCATCCTCGTCGTCGCCTTCGCCAATGCCGTCAGTTTCGTCCATGGAAATTTCGTCTACTAGACCTTGAACTTGATTACCACCGATGTCTTCCTCGGCATACTCTTCGTCCATTAGACTTTCGTAAATATCACGTGATTTTTCAACCACGATGTCGTGAAACAATGCGCGAGCTTTCGCTTCGTCATCGTTTATAATGTGTTCTATTAGCTGTTCATATTTGTTCATTAGGAACTCCTTATAATAATATGGCTGTATTTTATTTACTAAAATACGTAGATTATGGAGTTAAATGGTGTTTTTTTGAAGGATTTTGTAGGACTATACCGGTCCTGCGGCGGCTGCTGGTGGTTTATACTGCTTGGTAATTTTTTCTAGCTTGTGTTCGTGCTCTACTTTTCTTACATCACTCGACATACGCAAACGATTTAGATCACCTAGAGTCAAGCGAGTTTTTCTTAAATCGCTCAACTTTAAAGGAGTATTATCTTCAGCTGAAGAATGATATCCAGGTTTTGCAGGGTCGTATAATTCGTTTAGTAGCATAATGTATATTTACTCAATTTTGGTAATTATGCTGGCACACCGCCTGCTGGTGCTGCTGCAACTCCGGCTGCTGCGCCTGGTTGTGGTCCGCCCATTGGACTCATTCCTTGCATCTGCCCTGGCGGCGCTTGCCCTTCTGCCGGCAATGGTTCTACTGCTTCTAAATCGCCGGCAATGCCTCCAGGACTGATACCCACACTACGTAAGTTTGGATCTTCCACTGGTGCCTGCTCTGCATCGCCTTGCTCTTCAGCCCACATGGTTTCGTTTTCATTCATTTCTTGTTCGGTCATACCCAAATAACGTTTCATCAAGAAACGCTTGCTCATGTATGGGTATGCTTCTAACTGTGTAAATGTGGCAATTCTGGCACTATCAACATCAGCTTGTCTATATTGTGCAAAGTTTTGTGGTTCTTCAAATATTAGATCAAACAGTTGTCCATCGATGTTGATACCACGCCAACGCATGAACAGTTTGAATTCTTGATCTAACTTGTCTACTATCATTGACTGTAAACGTTTACAGTACTGATTAAAACGCCATTCTTGAATTAGTGCTGTACCTACACGCCCGTCTGTAACAGATCTGGATCCATCGTCTAGTTCTGTAGGCAAGTAGCTGCTTGGAATGCGTAGTCCGCGGAACAATTTGTTAGTAAAGAAGCGTAAATCAGTGATTTCGCCTAGATTTTGACCACCAGGAAATACGTCAATGCTGGATCCTCTGCCCTCTGCAGTTACTGGAAAAAAGTAATCTTCCATCATACTTAAAGGATTATATGTGGCATCCATCATGTTGGATCCACCGCCAGTTTGTGTTGGAATTCTACGTTGATGTATTTCGTTTTTGATACGTTCCACATAGGCCATTGCCATATGACTTGGCATGTTTCCTACGTCAATTTTAAATACTCTGCGCTCAGGCGCACGTTGTATACGATAGATAATGATGGCATCTTCTAACAGTTCTTTCTGCTTGAACACCTTGAAAATGTTCTCTAGTACGCTGTTTCCAAAAGGCCAATACACATCAAGTCCCTCAGTCAAGCTCATGTGTACTACATGTTCCGCATTAATAGCTGATTCGTTTTGCGCTCTTGTAAACCTAGTGCCGCCTGAATATGGTGTAGCAGGTTGTACATAACTGCCGCTGGGCCCACCTACCTGTGGATGATTGATGTAGGTGTCTGATGTAGATACAGCAGTAACAGTCAAGTTTTCAAAGTTAGGGTTTAGGTCTTTGACAATATACTGTTCGGGTTTTTTACCTTCGGCTTCGTTTACAATTACTTTAACAACTTTGCTCATTTCTACCCAAAACATCTTGAATGTTTCTGGGTCTCTTACAAATACTTGATCGCCGTACTTGATAGTATTGCGTACTATTTTAAAAATTCTTTTGTTTAATTCGTTAAGAGCAACCCACTGCTGTAGTTGTTCTTTGATTATTTTTACTTCATTGTCTGTGGGTTTTTCTTTAAAATGAATATCAAACGCTGTATTATTTGCTTCATTTTTTTGAGTCATGAACTCGGCAAGAATATCTA